TCGATCTTAACACTTTTTCTCTCAAGTGTTAGAGTTGTACGTCAGTACGACGCACGGTACATATGTGTAATTCGGCTTGCCGTGTCATGTGTTCTGAGAACAAAGACGTTTTCGGCCGTTTTGGAGACTTTGTGAGGCTCTTGAAAGAGTTATACGGTGTAACTCTTCCCGATCCAAGTCTCGATTACTGTTTAAATCAACTCAAGAAGTTCTGTACAGAACTCGTTGAGGAGAACGTTTCGCATCCATGGAGGACGGTGATTGTTAGTCTTTCGGCGCGAGCTCGTATGAGCATAGCGCATTCACTCTTTTTGTTTCGGAAGGTTATACCACAGGAGAAACCTCGGGTAGAGGATTACTGTAGTAGGATGGCTGAGGACCAGCCGAAACCGGATCCAGAGTTTCAGCACTTTGCTGTGGAACTCACCAGACGCATTTTCGGATGTGGATGGGATTCGGCCTATTGCCGTATTGCCTCTACAAGCTCTCTTAGCGTGTCTTCTTGTAGTGAGAGGTCGCGTTCGGAGGGGGGGGGTAGGGGGTTGATGGTTCAGGATCGAATGTTGAGAGCTGAGTTCTGCTCTTACGTGATGACATCCTGTAAGTCACTTACCCGCGGGGTTTCTAGGGTAAATGTTGTCGAATCGGGTGGAAAGTGGCGTACCATATCGATCCCACCCTCGATCGATGGTGCTCTGCGCCCTCTCCATAAGGCAATGTATGCCCATCTCTCTCGATTTGAGTGGTTGCTTAGGGGCGATGCAAAGGCGAACAGATTTAAAGATTTCCATAGGGTACCTGGGGAAATCTTTATCAGTGGCGATTACGAATCCGCCACGGACAATTTAAATTCGCACCTGCAACTAGCAATACTCAATGAGCTGTTAGATTCTTCTTGGCGGGTACCGGAAGGTGTGAAGGATCATGTACGTTCGCTATATTCTGAACCCGTTTTGGAATATGGTGGAGTAAACTACGTTAAGCGTAGGGGGCAGCTCATGGGAGACTTAACTTCATTCCCCTTGTTATGTCTAATAAACTACATCACGTTTCGGTATTGTATAAGACGGAAGGTTCCAGTCCGCATCAATGGCGACGATATCGTTTTTCGTGCGACGCCCGAGGAGGCAGCTTCTTGGGAACGTGGTGTAGCGAAAGGAGGACTCAAGCTGAGTCAGGGAAAAACGATGAGGAACTCACGTTTCTTTACCCTGAATTCAGCCCTATTCGAAGGACTTGGTAACAAGGACCGACGGGTAGGTGCAGCTGGTGTCGGGTTCGTTCGCGCTCGCGCGATCTGGCCTGGCTCCAGCGTGGCGGAGTCTACATTGTCGTTGAGTGATCGTTTTCACTCAGTGGCTCCCTCGATGGGTAGGCAGAGGGCTCGTGTTGTTCGCGAGTTTTTCCTACGACAAAATGAAAAGTTTGTCCACGCATCGAGGCGTTCCATAACAAGGGGTTTGGGGTTGAGTGTGGATCGGGAGATGTTACATTCCCTTGGGATGTGGCATCGGGAATTGTTTTACTTGGAACAACCAGTAGAACGCCCCCTCCCTGTCTTGGTAAGCGGGGGGGTCCCGGAGGGTTTTGTCCAAGTCCAGGCGTCCAAGATCAGTCCTGATCTGGCTAAACAGGGTGAAGACCGATTCAAGTCGGCACTACTTCATCTAGCTTGGACAGAACCATATGACCCAAAGAATTTCAACGACGATGCCATTTTTAGGCGTATCCGTGAGGGTGCGTCTCCCTATGGAATTAACCACTTCAAGGGTATAGGCAAGGTACGAAGAATGCTTCGGTGTTCTCGGCGTACCCTATGGAAATGGGTCTACTTGAGATGTAACGAGTCCCTCTTCGGGAGGGAACGTTCGCAAAGGGGGAAGTGTGTGTGGGTATCTCAGGACATGTTGTGCTCTATTAGACAATATGTGAACTTCGTCAAGCCTGTGTGATCTGCCTTATAAAAGGTGATGAAGGGAGGGCTCGAGTGCTGATGGCGTGGAAAACCTGATGCATACACGGTGGTTTTGGGCGATCTTGTAATGATCCGCTTCGGCGTGTAGATCTTGAGGCACCATTGTTATACCATAGTGTGAGTATCCCCAACCCTGTTCCCATCCCTAGCGGTTCAGGTGCCTGGCGGCCGTTAATTCGGTAGCTGGGGTGGCAGACATCGACTGCCTGGCCTTAATGACTGTGCGCCTGTAATGGGTGGCCTAAAAAAGAC